TGGAACAGCGGCGATTGCAACAGCGGCAACCGGAACAGCGGCGATTGGAACAGCGGCGATTGGAACAAGTGCAGCTTTTCCAACGGGTGTTTTAACACCGTAAGCCCGAAAATTTATCTGTTCAACAAGCCTTCTGAATGGACTTATCAGGATTGGTTGAACAGTGAAGCCCGCTATTTGCTGAATCAGATTCCGGGGGATGTGCTTGAATACATTTACCTTTCGGATATGACGGATGAAGAAAAGGCAGAACACCCGGAAGCGGAAACCACAGGCGGGTATCTGAAAATTTTGGATAATTCCGAATGTGCGGTTATTTGGTGGCGTGGGCTTTCTGACCGTCAAAAAGCGGTTATCACAGCAATTCCGAATTTTGACAAGGAAATCTTCAAGCAGATCACCGGGATTGATGTTGATGCAGATTAAGGGGGTGCTGATATGCAGCTATTCCCCCACCAAAGCAAGGCACTTGACGAAACCAAAGATTTCAACCGGGTTGCCTATTACCTTGATATGGGATTAGGGAAAACCTTTGTAGGTTCGGAAAAAGCAAATTCCTTTCCTGAAAGAATCGTGTTGGTTTGTCAAAAAACAAAAATTGACGATTGGATCAAGCACTTTCGGGAGTATTACCCCCTTACGGTGTTTGACCTGACCGACAAGCGGCAGCTTGAAGAATTCACGGGAACAATCGGTAAATGTGTAGGGGTTATAAACTATGATTTGGTGTTCAGGCGTTCATATTTCGCCCATATAGCCGGGTTTACCCTGATGCTTGATGAAAGTTCCATTATCCAAAATGAAGCCGCCAAACGGTCAAAATTTATCCTGAAAATGCAGCCCGAAAATGTGATTTTGCTATCCGGCACACCAACAGCCGGGAAGTATGAAAAATTGTGGTCGCAGCTTCGGTTGCTTGGATGGAATATCAGCAAAGACCTTTTTTACAAGCAGTATGTTGAAACGGAATGGATTGAAGATCACAACAGCGGGTTCAGAATTCCCCATGTGGTAGGTTACAAAAATGTTGACCGCCTGAAAAAGAAACTTGCTGAACATGGTGCAATTTTTATGAAGTCGGAAGAAGTCTTTGATCTTCCCGAACAAATGATGATTCCAATTCATTCTAAACCAACGAAAGAATACCGGAAGTTCATGCGGGATGCGGTTATCACCATTGAAGGGCGTGAATTCATAGGTGATACGATCCTTTCAAAGCGAATTTATTCCCGTATGATGTGCAGTTACTTAAACCGGGAACGGGTTGCAGCCTTTAAGGATTTGGTGCAATCAACAGAAGATCGGTTGATTGTGTTTTACAACTTCAATGAAGAATTGAATACCATGCAAGCCGCCCTTGCTGAACTGGAACGCCCCTTTTCGGTAGTGAATGGGGAAACAAAAGATTTGACCGCCTATGAGGAACACGGGGATTCAATCACCTTCGTTCAGTATCAGGCGGGGGCTATGGGGTTGAATTTGCAGAAGGCAAACAAAATCATTTACTTTTCACTGACAGATAGAAGTGAACTGTTTGAACAAAGCAAGAAGCGAATTCACAGGATCGGACAGGAAAAACCTTGTTTCTATTACCTGATGATTTGCCCCGGAACAGTTGAAGAAGATATTCTTCACACTTTGGAATTACGAAAGGACTATACAGATGAACTATTCAAGAAATATCAAGAAGGCTTCGATTGGTAAGCGTGTTCTGATTTCGTGGGTAGTGGTGGCAATTATCTTTTCCCTTGTAGGGTTCGGTATTGGGGCAATCTGTTCAAGAAACGGCAATCCTGAAAAATCTGAACCTGACACCCAAAAGGAAGTTCTGATTTTCGGACAGCCTGACGGGAAAATCTTTGAAGGTGAAATGCCCGGTGAATGGGTGAACGGGGAACGAAAATTTGTACCGCTGAATGTGCCTATGGATGAAGATTTGCAGGAATTCATTTTTTACTTATCACAAGCCTATGGAATGGATTTTACCTTTGTGATGGCGTTGATCCAGCGGGAAAGCGGATACAACCCGGATGTTATCAGCAAAACCAATGATTACGGGCTGATGCAGATCAATGAAATCAATCACCCGTATCTGCAAGAACAGCTTGGAATTACCGATTTTACCGAACCATACGGCAATGTTCGAGCGGGAATGTTCATATTGCGGAAGCTGTTTGAAAAGTATGAAACCCCTGAAAAGGTGCTGATGGCGTACAACATGGGCGAAACCGGGGCTTCCCGGTTGTGGGAACAAGGCATTTTTGAAAGTAACTATTCAAAATCAGTTTTGCAAATTCAGCGGGAATTGAACGCTGAATTGGAAAGGAGTTCAAACAATGATTAAGTGTAAACAGGCAATGGAAAGTTCCGCTTGCGGCAAGGTGTGTTGCTGTTTGGAGTGTGAGGAAAGGGAAAGCTGCAAAGATGTATGCACCGAACTTTCCCCGGATTGTGAAGATGCTTTCAGCGAGGAAACCGCCCTTGCAACCATGCAGACAGAAGCGGCGGGAATTATCAAGAGCATTGCAGCCTTGACCTTGCAGAAGAAGCAGATCGAGGAACAGGAAAAGGCAATGCGGGTTCAGCTTATGGCAGCAATGGAGAAATACGGGGTGAAATCCTTTGAAAATGAGGATGTAAAGTTCACCTATGTTGCGGCTACAACCCGAACCACCGTTGACAGCACAAAGTTGAAGAAAGATTTGCCGGATGTCGCTGCAAAGTATTCCAAAACAAGCAATGTTTCCGCTTCCGTCAAAATCACGGTGAAGGAGTGATGTTATGACAAGAGCAGAAAGGGAAGCAAACCCGGAAGAATCTTTTGATGGTGGGTATCACCTTTACGCAAAGGAAAAGCACAAAGAACGGGTTGCAAAAAATTCTGATCGAATTGCTTATGCAATCAAGCAGTTTGAATTGAACAACATTGAATTCACCTTGAAAAATGAACAAAGCGGGCATTTTCATTGTAGGCGAAAATCTGATGATAAGCTGTTCCAATTTTGGGCGGGAACAGGGAAAATTCTTGGCTATGACCGATTGCGGGGAATTCATTCACTTATCAAATTACTTTTAGGGTAGGTGATGAAATGGCAGAAGAAAAACTATTTGAAGGGCAGATCAAGAAATACTTTCATTCAGTCGGTATATATCCGGCGGGCTTCCCTTCTGACAGAATGAAGGTTGAAATGGTCGGTTGGTACACCAAAATTTGGGGCGGCGGCTTTCAGAAATCCGGTATTCCTGACCTGATATGTTGCGTGAATGGGGTGATGCTTGCGGTAGAAGTAAAGGCTTCCAATGGCAGACCTTCTGAATTGCAAAAGCTGAATATCAACCGGATAAACACAAGCGGCGGGATCGGGGTTTTCCTCTACCCGGAAGGGTTTGACGAATTCAAAAATTTAGTGAAAGGGGTGATAGATTGCGGTATTCACATTCCAGCGTTGATTGCTTTGAAAAATGCAAACGCAAGTTCAAAATGCGTTATCTTCAAGGAATGACAACGATTCCGGCAACTGAACCTGATAACCCTTTGATTTTGGGGCAGACGGTTCACACCGGGATTGAAAAAAGCCTTGAAGAAGCAATCAGGGAATATTGTTTCAGCTTCCCGATTATCACGGATGAACACATAAACGAGATAATCAAGTTTGAAACGGTGATCCCGCTTGCGAGGGCGGCAATCCCGCCCGGTGGAAAGTTTGAAGTTGAAATCAAGGATGATGATTTCCACGGGTTCATTGATTACCTTGTACCCGCCCGAACTGAACAGCGTTTGAACGGGGAAAATCAAGAAATACCTGATGTGTTTGACCTTTACGATTTCAAGTATTCAAACAATGTTTCAGGCTATAAACAATCGGGGCAGCTTCACGAATACAAGTATTTCTTTGAGAGGAACAACCCCGGAAAGAAAATTCGGAATATGTTCTTTGTGTTCATTCCCAAAGTTACGATCCGGCAGAAAAAGACAGAAACCCTACTTGAATTCAGGGAACGCCTGAAAGAAGCGTTGTCCGGGGTGGAAGTCAAAATTGTTCAAATTGGGTTCAACCCTGAAAGGGTGATTGAATTCCTGTTTGGAATAAAAGCGGTGAATGAGGAAACAGAGTTCCCGCAAGAAAAAAGTTACCTTTGTAGGTATTGCGAATTTCAAGAATATTGTGAGAAAGGAAATGATTACATGATTAAATTACCCGAAAACAAGAGAAGGAACATTGAAGCAGTTGAAAAGCGTGTGCTTTGGATTTACGGTGTGCCGTTTTGCGGCAAAACCACCTTTGCAAACAACTTCCCTGATCCGCTGATGCTGAATACGGACGGCAATATCAAGTTCGTTGATGCCCCGTATATCCGCATTAAGGATGAAGTGAGGGTTGAGGGCAGACAGACGAAAAGAACCCTTGCTTGGGATGTGTTCAAGGACACGATTTCCGAACTGGAAAAGAAGGAAAACACTTTCAGAACGATTGTGGTTGACCTTTTGGAAGATTTGTATGAACATTGCCGCCTTTATATGTACCAGCAGATGGGCATTACCCATGAATCGGATGATTCCTTCCGTGCGTGGGATAAGGTGCGGGGCGAATTCCTGAACACGCTGAAACGCCTGATGAACCTTGACTATGAAAATATTATCCTGATTTCCCATGAGGACACCAGCAAGGATATTACCCGCAAGGGTGGCGATAAAATCACGGCGATCAAGCCGAACTTGCAGGAAAAGGTTGCAAACAAGGTTGCCGGAATGGTGGATGTGGTTGCCCGCATTGTGGCAGACGGTGAAACCCGCACTTTCAGCTTCAAGAGCAATGAAGTGATTTTCGGCGGCGGGCGTTTGAGAGTGAACGCAAAGGATATTCCCCTTGATGTGAAAGCCCTGTTTGCCGTTTACGATGAAGCGAATAAAAACGCTGCTTCTGGGATGGCAGAACCCGCAGCCCCGGCAAAGACGGGAAGAACCGGAAGAAAGAGA